GGACTCTTGGTCCCTTTTCCCCTACTATTTCGCCGTACTTACGTACGGTCGGCACTATTTGTCAATTATATAGCTTGACCAGCTCTTTTAGAAGTCGTTTGATGAACACCTTACGCGGTGAGTCACTTACTTCCTTCTTTCTGTTTTGATTGATGATTGTGCGAAAACATGTTAACCAACATTTTCAGACCTGATATAGTCTGACCTAGAAATATTATCCATGTTTAGTCTTTGTCTGCACAAAGACGCCCCTACAACAATGAGTTTGTTTGTAGAATCGTTAAATTTCGCATTGCGAAATGATGTTGTGCCTTTTGAGGTGGCACACTTGTCGTTACCTCACGTTCTTGGATTGTATTACTTTCCTACGTGGATGACTTGGACCTATGCTCCCATGATTATTCGTGCCCTTGAATATTGTCTCCAATATTATTTTGGTTACTGTGTTACACGTTTTATCACCATGCCATGGTTGAATCGGATTGCTGAAGCTAACCCTATGCTTCCTCTCTTTTTCGCTGTCATTATCAACATTGTGTTGTACAGCACAATGTCTGAGGCCCTTGTACCTTTTGTTTTTGCCTACTATTTTAAATGATGTCTTTTGTAGAATTGTTTAACTTTCTGAGTTATTATGTAACTTGGTGGGTGATTATAATTGTTGGCGTTCCTATTTACTATGTTCGATCCATATCGCATTTTGTATTTAGATGGATGATGATTAGTCTTGCGTATTTCCTATTAGGATGCGCTGAGCTTTTTATCTACTTGTATCAAACAGTAATCTACTATACTGTTTTTAGACCCCGAGTAGCTTTTGTTGTGATCAATTATCAATGAGTTTTGATATTGGATCTGAAATTCCTGCGTTGCAGGTCAGGTCTGAATCATGTGGTTCTGACCCTTTGATTTACACATCTATTGATGAAATTCTTACCATGACTGATGAAGTAGTATCTTCAAATCTTGCATTGCAAGATAGTCTAGCTGAGACAAGCCCTACTCAGGGCGAGAATGTTGAGATGGGTGTTTTAAGCACCCCAGGGGGCGTCAGTGTTGATGTTCCCGTTGCCTGGGAGGAAGAGGAAGAACCTTCTGGGTGGCACACGGTTCTTGTAGGCGGCCGTGTAAGAACCTACTACGATGGTGGTCCAGTTTTGGACACCACCCCTGAGAATGGAGACGAAGAAGAGAAGGCAGATGAGCCTTTTATTATGCGCGTCCCGATCATTTACACCAAAACTGAGGTTTGGGAGATGCTTGTTGCTGTGGCAACAGAGTATGGTGTAACTAATATGGCTGGTTGGCTTAAGGAGACTACTTCCACTAACCATCAGTTAGTAGATCGTCTTGCAGCTACTAGACGTCATCAGATTGCTGGTTCTAACCGAAAGGTTAAGCCTGAGTATACATCAGACGCACCCCGCGTTGATGGTACCCCATGGTCTGGTGGTAATTCTAAAGCTAAGGAAGCACACTGGAAGGGTGGTGCTAGCAACATGAAAATGGTACACAGTTCTAAGAAAGACCTTAAATCCAATCCTTATTGGAAGGTCCCTGAGAAGAATCCGCGTAGACGTGTTTACCAACCTCCCGTTGCAGGAAGTGATCCACGTCTTTTTCGCGACTGGATTTTAACCTGGGCATATAAGCTTCGACAGGCTCATCCTAACGCTAGTCGGGCTGAAGGAGTTATTGGCAATGGCTCGGCGGAGGTAGTTTTCCGCGCTTGGTCCAAGGTGCCTGGCGCTTTCTTACAACAGGAAGTATTGAAGGCTTATCTTTGGTGGGATACTTTAACCGTCGAGGTTAGCCGTATGCGTGTTCCTCGTAAGACTAGTTTGTGGCATTTGATGAAAGATTCTCCCGAGTTTAAGACTGCAGGTAGGAGTATCACTGTGTGTGGTTCTCTTATAACTAATGTTGGAGATTTAGAGCAGATGTCAACCGTTTTCCGTCGTGATAAGCCCGTCTTCCGCACAGCCCGTGCGTACCTACTTGGGGAAGATGTTGATGTCCCGCGCCTGGAAACGTCGCTTTCTCAGATTGGCATGCGTAAGCAGGGCAGTGATGACATGAATGACAGTGTGATAGCTTATGTTGCCAGTGTGTTGATGACTACTAGTGATATTGGAGAGGAGATGACTGGCATGAAGTTGCTAGAACCGATCGATCTAGCAAGATTGCTTCCTCAGGCTATTAAATTGGCTGCTCTCTATTCACTGCTTAAGAGTGCCACGTGTTGGTCCCAAGTGACCGCTGCACTTGTGTTGTATGCGTCCGATACGCCTTTAGCTTCAAAGTGTGCTGCCCTTGCTATTCAGTATGGCGGCGAGCTCTTTACGTTTCAGGGTCTCGAAGATGGTGAGGGTGGCTTCCTTAACTGGGGTATCGCTAAGCTTGACGCGATTCCCAGCCATCTTATGGACGCTATGTGTGCACTTTTTGCCGCACTTGCCGGAGCTACTGTTGTTCCTAGTGAGAAGCTTAGTTTTGTACTGTCTTTCAGTTCGGACATGACTAAGGAGGTCGTGTCTGCGATGAGGAAGACTGGCATAAAGAAACTTGGTGAGAGTCTCGTTGAGACTTTATCCAAATTTTTACAGCGCCTGACCTTATGTGTGAGAGAGCGTTCTTTTGCCCCGCTACTTTCGTCTCGCAATTCACCTACTTTGGTATTGCGAGAAGCAGAGCAAATTTTGACGTATATGGCCGAGCTTGTGGACACTGGCGCATCTAGTGATGGTGTCACAGCGCGTATTAAGGAGTTGCGTCTTAAGGGTATGATTCCAGACTTTGTGTACATTCCGTACAGTCCAAGCGAGTTTGGAAACCTGTTGGTAGACTATGTCCAACAGATTGAGAAGCTGCAGGCTATGTTTACAGGTAGTAGTGTTGCGATAGATTTGTCACGTATGAAGACTCGCTTGTACACCGCACTTGCCCAAGAGAGTGGGACTAGTGGTTCTTCAGCTCGGAGAATTCAACCCTTAGGTCTTCTCATGTTTGGTGGTGCTGGTGCAGGCAAGACTGGTTTAGCTCGCGATACTGCTGACATGCTTGGCTCTGCTGAAGGTTATGAGATCGATGACGCATCCTACTATGAGTGGCAACCCAACGATAACTTTCAGTCCAACCTGGGTAATCGTCAGTGGTGTATTTTCATGCAGGATATTGATACTACTGTTGCTCAGCCAACTGCGGGCGTGATGAATCATGTTGAGGCTAGCATGAAAATCATAGACAACAAACCGTTTCCAGTGGAGCAGGCTGCGATTGATCTTAAGGGTAAGATTTGTTCGCGTCCTTTGCTTGTTTTACAAACGACCAATTTCCCCTTTGGTCGAGTACGCGGTTTTACTCTACAACCGGACGCTTTTTACCGTCGTTATCCTATCATGGTAGAAGTTATTCCGAAGGCTGAGTACTGTGTAGCTGGCGGGAAAGCACTGAATGGTGACTTGGCTGCTGTTTCACCGGACATGGAGATACATGATTTGTTGGTATATGAGTTGGACCCTGCGATGTTCGATAATCCAAACAAGGCTCCACCCTACAAGGCTGCGCGGAAAATGAGTCGTGCTGGCTTCTTTGCTTACGTGGTTTCAAAATACCGCAAGCACATGGCTTCGCAGAAGAGATATATCAATGCTACTCGCGGCATTATCCCTTGTGAGACTTGTTTTTCCCTCCGACAGTGCGTTCATCGCCGCGTCGATGTTGTGGGTCAGGGTGGTTATCTTCCTCTTGCCGTTGCTGGAGTTGGTGCACTAGCCCTTATGCAAGGTATGCGTCGTGTGTACCGATCTCCCCTGATTGGTGCATACTTTGACACTTTCGGTTCTTTGCCTCGAAACGTTAATCGCATTGTGACTCGTGTCAATGCGATTTTAGATAGTGTCGAGACGGTGGAGTCGAAGGTGGCTCGCTATTTGGAGTGGCTTCCCTCCGCCAAACAAGTAGCTTTGCTGAGTCTCACGGGGCTAGTTGTGGCCGGTGTTTATAAGTGGCAGCGACGAACGATGGTGGAGCAAGGGCGTACGGATAATTCGGTTGAGGGTCTTCCGGATCAGACGTGGCGTCGAGCTAGACAGGAGTTCGTTCCAGGGCTCCCTAGCCGTGGTGTTACTTACACACTGGATGAACTGTTGAAGACCGCTCAGGAGAACATGGTTGTTGTTAGAGGAGCTGTTCGGGTTCAAGGCTGTATCTGGGGACACAATCTAATCTCTACTGTTTCCCATGCTATCCCGGCTGATGGTCAGACGATGCAGATTGTGTCGAATGGGGTGACCTACACCGTGACAGTTCAACGTGGTTTGAATGTCGTCGAACTTGGTTGGGAAACTGTCTTAGTAAAGGTTCCGTCTTTGGTAGGCCGGCCTTCGATAGCTAGTATGTTGTGGACGGTGGATGAGAGTGTATCTGACTTTGATGAGGTACGTTTGATCACGTCCGAGCGAATTGAGACTTGCGTTAAGGCTAAGATGAAGCGTCTACCCCATGTTGGTCTAGTGATTAGCCACAAGACAGAGACTTTCGATGGGGAGTGTGGCGGTTTGTACATCGCTCGTATTGGGAAAGGATGGAGGATTGTTGCTCAGCATGCTGTGATGTGGGAGAGTACAATATTCGCCGATGCTGCTTATGGTGGTCCTATCTTGAACTACCTCGATATGATGGCCGGAGCGAGTGGATTGAGTAGCATTTTACAAGGTGTTGAGATACCACGCAGCCAAGTTAGTTTGCTTAAGGATCAGGGATTCGCACATTTTCCAGCGAAGTCTGAGGTCTGGACTGCAGTGACTCAACGTGGGGTTGAGGTGGTGCCTTATGGGACTGCTGTCCCGCAGATCCACGGTGCTACCATGAAGACTTCCTTTATGCCAACGTTACATGCGGAGGAGTTCCGAGACCTTGAGAGGGATTGGTGTGGTGAGAGTCCTTATTGGATGCCTCCGGCTATGAGTGGTGAGATGCGTGATGGGGTTTGGAAATCCCCTTTTTCCAACATGTTCACGTTCATCAATCGTATGGATATGGATTATGAATATGCATGGTTGGCCCTCATTGATTACTTATTGCCCTTCGAACACTGCGACACGTCTGGTTACCGACCAGTGTCTGCCGAAGAGGTCATTCGTGGTATTCCCAACTCTCACATTTGGGGTGTTGACATGAAGACATCCGTAGGTCCACCCTTTAATCGTAAGAAGAAGGACTTTATGGTGGTGAAGGATAATATGGTTTTCTTGGAGAAAAATTTTTGGGACTTGATGGAAGAGTACCGAGAAGTCTCACGGTTTGCTATCCCTTCGCCCCTGGCCCTGGTGACCTTGAAGGATGAAGTTGTGTCAGTTAAGAAGGTACGAGATCTGGATACTAGGACGTTTGAGTGTATGACGGCAGCTCACAATGTTGTGTCTAGTGAAGCTTGCGCTCCTATTAATTGCTTCATCCGTGATAACGTCAAAGTGTCAGAATGTTATGTTGGTGTTAACATGACTTCCCCGGAAGCCACAAAATTGGTTGAGGCCATGAAAGTGGTGAATCCAGAGTTGGATCGTTTGCTGGCTGAGGATGTGAAGAAGTTGGACAAGGTTACGAGTGGTATGAATTTAGATTTTGTCGCGCTTATCTATTTTTATCTCGGTTTTCTCTTAGGCGTGAGTCCACTAGATGCGTATAAGTCAATCCAGGCTGTGCGCAATACGACTTACTGTGCTAAGAATGATCTTTTTGCCCTTGGAGTGGAGAATCCGTCGGGTAATAGTAATACGGTTCAGATCAATTCTTTAGGTGTGTCGCATACGCAAAGATTGGTGTATTATAGGATGAAATACCCCAATGGATTGCCCGATGCCATTAGGGTAGCGATCAGGCGAGTTGCAGCCACTTTTTGGTTAGATCCAGTCGAGTCTGTGCGTGAGTTTACACCTGCATTTGTGGATTTTAGGAAGTTGTGTTCGTTGGCGACCTATGGGGATGACTCGTTAAAGGCTGTGAGTCGGCTGGCGAAGTTTTATGATCCGACAAAGATTCAAGAGCTTTACCTGAGGCATGTCGGGTGGACTGTGACAGACGAGCTGAAACGCGACGTCATCAATTGGTGTGTTCTTGCAGATGTTGCGTTTCTTAAACGTAACTTCGTGTGGGACGCAGAGCTAGGATATTACTTGACCCCCCTGTCGAGGAAGACCCTGGTGAAGATGTTGGTGGCACGTACACGTTCAACTCTTGGGGATAAGGATCACTCTGCTACACTTCTGACGGATGTTATGCGCGAGGCAGCGTATCATGGTGAGGCGGTATATCGTATGCTTTATGCGAGAGTTATGGATGTTGCGATACGTTATGACTATTTGGCAAATGCGTATTTTCAGGTGCCGATGTATCACCAAGTTCGCGCGAAGATGAGGGAGGGCAACTTTCAGACATGGAGAGTTGTTCCTGAGCGGGGAGACCCGGGATTGGTAGAAGCCTTATCTACTGACGCCGATCACTTGCTGATGTTCGGTTTGACCCAAGCACTTATTGAAGAGAAAAACAACAAATGAGTTCTAATGCAGTATCTATGAAGCCCGTCGTTGACGAGGCAGTCAAAGTCAGTGAACCTGAGTTGAAGAAAGAACACGAGGTCGGAGAGATTATCGGTTCTTCAGAGAATGTGGAGGTTGAAACCACGATCACGGAGAAGGTGATAAACCAAAAGATGCCCAAGACTGACTTGGGAAAATTTATGCAACGTCCGGTACGAATCGGCGCTCTCACCTTGGCTTCGACGGATGTGCCCCTGAGCGTCACTTCTTCTTACACACCGTGGACATTATTCTTAACGAATACCGCCGTTGCCGCCAAAACCAAGGATTTCGCTTATTTCCGAGGGGGCCTGAGAGTCCAGCTCATAACTACGGTACCCGCGGGGTGCTATGGAAGCTACCTAGTAGCGGCATGTCCTTATGGCGATACTCCGACTACTGGTGTGAGTGTAGCCGACCCGAATGTGTATCAAGCCGCGCAACTGCCGCACGCTTTGGTCGATCTGTCTCGCGCCGACGACGTGACCCTGCATCTGGACTGGTGTTATCCGTACGACTGGGGGACGATTACGGACACATCAGTTCGGAGCCAGTGGAAGATATTCATTTACTGTTTGCAGCCGATTGGTAATGGTTCTGGTGCTACTGCTCTCACTGCGGATATATCAATCTATGCCTGGGCTGATGATGAGTTCGACATGGTCATCCCCTTCCAACAAGGTAAGAAGATGCTTGAGGATAAGCGGAATCAGATCAATGACAAGATTAAGAGCTTTACTGGTGGGAAGAAAGCCTCTGAGATGGCTAGTAAAGCTGGGGAGATTGCGGGAAAGATTGGTAGCTATGTACCTTTTCTCGCTCCCATGGCTGGTACGTTTGCCACTGGAGCCGCGATGGCGGCAACTGCTCTTGATTGGTTTGGATTTACCCGAGAAACCGGTGAGAAGGAGCCCACACCTGTGGTCCTTCGTCCCTTCTCGAACATTGCTAACATGGATGGGATTGATACTAGTGAAGTTGCTGCTCTCAGTGTTAGTAATAGTATTTCCATTGATCCTAGGTTAGGAGGTGGTAACCCAGTTGACGAGGCTAGTTTCGATGAAATCTTTTCCCACTGGACTTTGATAAATCGCACGGTGTGGACGGAGGCGATGAACCCAGGAGACGCTATTATTACAGCCTTGCCCGTTACCCCTTTTACGGCTGCTGTTTCCCCTTTCGTTGGAGCTGTTCTTACTACGGCCGGGTACTGTGGTCTTCCTTTCCAGTATTGGCGTGGTGATATGGAGTATAAGATCGTTATTCCAGTTTCGAAATTTCATCGCGGTGCTGTGCAAATCACCTGGGTTCCCGCACCCGTGATTGCTGGCGACTTGAGTAATGTCACCTTGAACTCCATAATCGAGATTGATTCTGATAGCACTTGTTTTGTAACTGTAGGTTTTTCCAAGGATCAGCCGATGTTGAGTAGTCGTTTTATGAATGTTACTTATCCGACAATTGTGCCTATAGGTTTGGCTAATGGAATGCTGCGCATTAGTGTGGTGAATAGATTGACTGCTCCAGCTGTTGCGGCTGATACTAGTGTGTTAGTTTTTGCGCGTGCTTTGCCAGGTATGGATTATGGATGTCCAAAGGTTTACGACGTCATTGCCAATACTACCAACACAGCCCAAGTGCCTATGGAGTTCTTTCAAGCGTATTCCCTTCAAGGTGGAGCCCTTGGAGATGATCCAGAGGAGGAGTGTCGTATTACCTTAGTAGAGCCTAGTGGTGAGTATCCGTCTGCCGAGGTATGCTTGGGTGAGCAAGTTCGGTCAGTGCGTGCGTTGATGCAGAAGTTTTCTCAGATACGTAGCATGAGCGAAGGGTCGTCGCTCCTGGGATCACAGTACGGCTATTACGCTGCTCACTTTGGTTTTATTCCAATGGAAATCTCGTTTGCTACTAGCACCGTTCCCAACATGGTGTCTAGTTCACATGAGTTTACTTGGATGGGATGGTATCAGCCTTTGTTTGTAGGCATTGCAGGTAGTGTCAGGTATAAGATTATGAATGCGGGTACGTCTAGCTTGACTGGGACAGAAAATAGTCCTATTATTGTTGGTGGCATGGCATGGCCCCAAAATGATGGAGTGGCTTTTCTGCCTCTTACACAGACGGGCATTTCTTCGGTGTGTCCGGCGTGGCCTATCCGAGTTGGGGAGGCCCATGAATGTACAATCCCCTACTACCACCACCGCCAGTTTGATTGTGCCTATAACAATCCTTTAATCACTTCTGCAGGAGTGAATACTGTTCAGACGCGAGTCGATTACCTTTGGATGGCTCCTATTAACAAGAACCAGCCTACCACGGAGGTTAACACGGTCACCTACCGTGCTGCAGGCCCTGATCTACGATTGATCAGGTTTAGGTACACACCCGTAGTTATCGATGACTATTCGGCTGTGTCAGTCTACCCAATGTATGGGGGCCTCACTAGTTAGTGAGGTTAGTCGAAGAAAAACGCTGGGCGAAGCGTTAAATCGTCACAAGAAATTGTGGCGATTGTTCGCCAAATTTCGTTGTGATGATATTGTGTGTTGTATATATTTGTTTGTGTACGTTGTGTATGTT